GGCCTGTTAACTGGGCGGGATGGCTCTGATAAAGTGCGAGGAATGCGGGAAAGAAATTTCCCAGAAGGCGAAAACCTGCCCGAGCTGCGGCGCTCCGGTGAAAAGCATCGGCAATGCTCTGGCGGACTTGCAAAAGGCTTCCTCCGGGTGCTCCGGGTGCTTAGGTGTGGCCGGTCTTGTGGCCCTGTTTTTTGTCGCCAAGTATTGGCTGGCGCGCCTTATCGAGTGACGCTTTTTTTCGGCAACGCCAGGAGCGCCAGCTCAGCCTCTCGGTTGATGGGCTGCGCGCCTGTCTCGCGGCGTGCGATTGTCACCTGATGCACCCCCAGAGCGGAGGCAACGGCGTGTTGCGTGCCGCGTTTGCGGCGTTCGGCGCGATATTCGGTGGCGGTCATAAAAAAGCCTCGGTGGCGGCCCAGTTAAAAAGCTCGTCAATTTTCGGCATTTTCTCCGTTCTGGAGCGGAACTTAAAAATCAGCTTTCGCTCTTTTGCTGCGGTGTCAGTTCCGGGAAGCAAGTAAACCTCGACGAGCGATCCTTCGGAAAACTCCGCGCCGACTTCCTCCCCGATTTCAACGACAAAATCGACGCGCTCGTGGTGCGGGAAAACCGGCACGCTCGACGCAATTTTTGGGTTCCTCCTCGGATATTCGCGGAGCGGATAAACCAGCTCTTCCCCCCAAACTGTATGCCGAGTTGTAACCGCAAGGAATGACCGCTCTGGCACTCGGTATTTGTATGCGGGATATTTGCGGGCCTTGTCGCCCTTCACGGACCCGAAAAAACTCTTTTTCATTTTCTGGAAAAATTCCCCGGGGGTCGGACCCGGGGCGCGGTTGGTGGTTAGGCTAGAACCGCACAAACCATCCGCTTTGATGGCGCACCTCTTTTAGGTCCCCTTCAGGGGAATAGTTCATGGAAAATTCCGCCATCTTGTAAAAGTAGTGACAATTGAGAGAAACCAAATTCAAGCCGTGGTAAAGCTCAACTGTGAAGTTTCTGCCTTCGTTGTCGGTGCCTGCTTTTTGCGTTACTTGTGTGTTGCTCATGGGCCTTACTTTATAGCGCCATGCTATAAAGCCAAGCAAAAAGACGCGGTTTTTTTTCGTGCGCTTTTCCGTGCGCAATTCGCGCCGCCGCCCCTACTCGACGAATTCCTCTTCCCCGGTCGCCGGGGCGTCCGATCCGCTCGCGGCCTTCGCTTTTTTCTGGCGCTCCTCTTTTTGCGCCAGTGCTCGCGCTTGTGAGTTTTCGCCCTCGATCTCGGTCACGTAGCCCCCGGATTTTTCGAGGCGGTGGGAAACGGTTTTGACGAGCCACTCCCCATTGAGCGGGGCCGGGAATCCGGCGAGGATGATTGAGCCCTCTGCGATGAGGTCCGGGCGTCCGTAGGTGGTGACGCGGACGGTCTGCGCCCCGCGCGCGAGCTGGTCGCGGATGGCGTCGGCGGAGCGTGTGGCCTCCTCTTCGGTCGCCACCGGGAAGGGCGTTTCATACTCCGCGCCTTCCTCCTCGCTGCCCTGGTCGTCGAAAGCTTCCGTTTCGACCTCCTCGCCGGTCTGCGTGTCGTGTCGGCGGGTGCGGACTTTGGTGACGTTCTGGCGCTGGCCAATCTGGATCTCGTAGCCGCTGCACTCCGACTTTTGAAGGGTCACGGCCCCGAGCTTCTGGCCGGTCGCGGATCGGCTTTGCCCACGGCGGACGAAAACGAGGCTGGAGGCGGTCGGCTTCATGAGCGCCCCATAAGAACGGGCAAGGCGCGTTAGGAGGTTCATGTCGCTTTCTGCGGTCTGGTCGATGTGCTCAACCTGCACGGCGGCGAGGTCCGGCGCGATGGCAGGCGCAAGGCCTGCGTCGGCTGCGAGGGTGCGCACAAGGTCGCCCAGGGTGATCGCGTCAAAAGAGCGGGTCTTGCGGGTCTGAAATGGTTTGAGCCCTCCGGCGGATGTAAACGGAGCGGCTTTCCCTGAAATGGTGAGCACGTCGGGCGGGCCGCTCAGCCTCACTTCGTCGATGACGAATTGGCCCATGGTGCGGAGGTTGCCCACGTAGCCAAGGGAGATTTCGAGCACGGCCCCGGACTCGGGAATGATGATGCGCCCGTCGCCGTTGGCTAGGTCGATGGTGCAGGAGTCGGCCTGCTCGGTGGCCTCGTCCGTGATGCTCAGCCCGAGGAGTCGGGATGCGTATGTCGCGGTGATGTCCTGCCCCGCGTTCGTGATTTTAAAGGCCGGGGTCACTGTCAGTCAAAAAGCCGGACGTTTTCGCGGGGGGCGGGCTCGATCTCTGGAAGCTCCAACGAAAGCCCTGCCGGGAGCGTTATGTATTGGCCGAGGTCGAGCGCCCGGTTGGCTTCGAGCAAGGTCTCCACCTGACCGGCGAGGGTCGAGCCGTAGAAACGAAAGGCGATGTCGTCGAGCATGTCGCCCGCTTTGGTGGTGTAAACGCTCATCTATTCAGTGCCCCCAGTAGGCCAGAGCCGGAAACTTGAAACGGCCCAAGCTTGATTGTCGGCTCCCAGTAACGTTTCAGGATCAACGAAAACTCCACGCGGTTTGCGGAGCCGTCGCCCCGGAAAACCTCCTGCCGCTCGGCAATATCAGTGATGACGTAGAGCCCGAAAAAGTTGCCCATCCCGCTGATGAGCGGGAGCGGAAGGCCGAGGTCGGCTTGAAGGCGCATGAGTGCAACCTGCCCGAGCCCGCCCCTGAAATGCGGGAGTATAACGCCGTCAAGGTTGAGCTGCTCAGCGGCTTTCCCGGTGTATTGCATGAGCGGGGCGTCGCCCACGCGCTCCTGTTCGGCCCACGCCCAAGCGTGTTGGCGTGCGAGGCTCTGATAAGCTGCCGTTTCCAGCGAAAAGCGAAAAGCTCCTAGGGCCATCATCATATTGCGTCAGTCGTAGAGGGCTCCACCGGCCAAAGCGGCCTGTCTGCCGTTGAGGCGGGCAATTACCAAATCCGCCAGGGTGCGCTCGTTCATGCCGGGCGCGGCGTTGATCGTGAAATTGAATGTGCGGTTGTCGGATTTCCCGCCCCCGTTGGGGATGATCTGCCCAGACGAACGCGGGGCGAAAATCTCGGGTCCGCGCTCGCCCACAAGGTAGCGTTTGCCAGCGGACACCGGCCCGCCCATTGCGCGGGCACCGTCCACGGTCGGAGCGTTGGAGGGCTTCGCGCTGTCGTCACCCCCAAACCATCCTTTGACTTTCCCGAACGCTTCACCAACGGCCCCGAGCTTGTTGTCGATCCAATTCAAAACCTCCATTGCCTTCGATTTCAGGCCGGTGAATGCGCCAAGCGCATAAGCTTCGATCGCGGCCCCGAAGCCTTTGACGCTCTCTTTCAACTCGTCCCACTTCATCCCGAGCCAAATCATGCCGGCGCGGAATACGACCTCCACAGCGGCCCAGTTTTCAACGAGCTTGTAAATCGCAACCCCGAGCAACGCGACGCCCGTGATGATGAGGCCCACGGGGTTTGTCAGTGCGAGAACTGCAACGCCCTTTAATGCGATTCCCAGCGAAACAACGGCTGTGATGAGCGAGGCAAGCTGGACAGTCGCAAGGCCGATAAGCACGGTTTTCAGGCCCCCGATGCTGTCGAAAGTCGCTTTGATTTCAGGCCACGCCTTTTTCAGCTCTTTCGCAAAACTTTTGACGCCCCTGTAAGCCTCAAGAAAGCCCTGCCCTATCTGGTTTGCCACTTGTTGAAGGCGTCCGTCTGCTGCCATCGCGTCGACCTCTTTGAGCGTTGCCTCAAGGTCGGCCTTTAGCTCTTGGAATGGCCCGGAGTCCATGACCGCTTGCTTAAAGCGCGTCCATGAATCGCCAAGGTTAGAAATCAAGCCGGACCAACTCCCCGAAAGCTTGTCCATTGCGCCGCCGTATTTGTCGCTCCAAATGGCTTGGAGCGCCTTTTGGATCATTGCGCGGTTTCCGCCTTCCACGGTGCGCTGCGCCTGTTTCCCGGCCTTCGTGGTGTAGCTGTAAATGATGCGCGAGCCGTCTTTTGCCGCTTTGATTCCGAACTCTTTCAGGCGCTCGTTCTCGCCCGTGGTTGCGTCTGCGATGGCCTCCACGGCCTGCATCATCGGCTTGCCCATCGCGGAGGCCGTGTCTCCCAGTGTCTTGAGGAGGCCCGTTTTTACCGGGTCCATTCCATAAGCGCGCAACTGCACAAACGCCTCCGTGACGCCCGCAACGTCGTATGGTGTTTTTTTTGCGAAATCGGAAATCCACGCGAGCGATTCTTTGGCCTTTTGCGCGCTGCCTTCGAGGGTTTCAAGAACAAGCTGGAATTTTTCCGTCTGCGCTGCTGTGTCGAGAAATGATTTTGCCGCGAGCCCTGCGGCCCCAGCGCCCGCCAAGCCAGCGCCCGCCGCAAAGGTCAGGCGCGAAGCTACGCCTCCAAGTGCCCCGCCCACGTTGGCGGACTTGATGCGGTTTAGGGCGCGGATGTTTCGCTCGGTGCGGCGGATTTGTCCGTTGAGCTTCTCAAGGCTGCGCGCCGCCTGGTTGCCTCCTAGGCCTTTCCCAATCTGGTTTGAAAGCTCGCGGGCGCGGCTCTTCAGGCTTTTGAGGCTGTCCCCGAGCTGCTTCGTGTTCCCGCGAAGAGTCGCAAACGCGGTCTTGAGCGAGGAGCCGATTCCGCCCCCCACTTCAATTACCGCTTTGAATTTCTTTTCCTCAGGCATTTTTCGGAATCATGCGGATGAATGCGACAAAATCGGAAAAGCTCAGCCGCCCGATGTTGTCGGGCTGCCAGCCTGTATGCGCTGCCAGCACGAGGACCGCTCTAAGCAGTTCCTCGCGCTCTATCCCAAAGGGCTGCCGCCCTCCTCGTCCTCGGTCAGTTTGGCGAATGCTTTTTGCACGCGCTTATAGTCGCGGAGGGTCAGCGAGCGAATAACGGACGGATCGACTTCGCAGAGGTTCGCGAAAAGAGAAAGCTCCTGGTCCTCGGGGCTTTTGCCCGCGCTCTTCTTTACGACCAGCATGTCCTCGACGGTCGGCTCGCGCATGGCGAGGGCGTCCACGCTCACTCCGTCCACCT